ACCGTATCTGCCGACGGAAAAGCTGAGTTTTCAGTCGAAGTACTTGCCGCATTCGCTGTGATAACTCCGCTCATAGATGAGCCGAGCATAGAAAAAGCGCAAAGTCCTGCCATGAACCCTGCGCTGAGTTTCTTTAATATTTTCGATTTTTTGAACATAAAGTGCATTTCTCCTTTCCATTTTTGCAAAGAAAAAGAGCCGGATTTCGGCTCTTTCGTTTGCACATTTTAATATATTTCATCATATCTTTGGTTGCTTATCAAATCCGCCCCTGATACATATGATTCATCAATATCTATTATTTCGCTGAATCCGCAGTCGTTATTCAGCAGAAATCCTTGTCCCTGCGTATCAAGAACAAACCATGTTCCGTTTACCTTAACGACATTTGCTACATGACCATACAGTTTTGACGGCGTCCATGCAAGATAGCATTCCAGATCTGTACCTTTGCACAAATAGTAGGTCTGCCACGAATAATTCACACAAGTGCCCGAACCGTTTTCAGTCATCCAGTTGTATACCGCCTCTGCCTTGCTGTAATCAGAGCCGTTATGAGATAAGCTTCTGCCGATATCCATATATCGTTCTTCCTCAGTAGGCATCGGCGAGGGTGGTTGAGTCTGCGGCACTGTTGTAGTCTCAGGCTTTGTCCTTGCGACAGGCGGATTTGTTACCGTAGGTACTGCCGATGCTGACGGCTTTGCCGTTGTTGATTTGGTGGCATTCTGAGGCTTCTCATTGGACGGCTGGGCGTTCTGCTCCGCTAAGTTATTATCCTGAGAATTGTTGGATGGAGTATTATTCTGCACAGCTTGGTTATTACCCTGTACAGCGTTATTCTGCCCCTGAACCGAATTGCCGCCTGTATTTGAAGTGCTTGATTTCTTAGCCGCAGTTACCTCAGTATCTGTCGGCTTTGAGGAAGATGATACCGTCTGCGAACTCTTTTTAATGGTCGCTGTGGTTTCACTTGTATCCATTTCTTCCTTTGCCGATGTTTCTGCGGAAACTATAGCCGTGGCCGCAGTTTGACTAGCTACTGAAGAGTTTTCGCTTTCTGTGGATTCCGATATATTTCCACAGGCTGATAAAAATACCGCACAGAATATTGATATGACCATTGCTTTTTTCATATTATCACGCTCCTTGACAAGCAATATATCACACTAATACTTTAAAATCCAGACTTTTTATTGAAGTTCTACCTTTGTCACAATTTGCACAGCATAAGCTTTAGCAAACTACATACTTATCTCCGGTGACTCTTCAAATTCTTCAAGCGGTTCGATCACTTCAGGTCTTGTTTCTCTAACAGCAACCAGCCCGATACCGGGCAGATCCACTATGATATGATCAAACTGCTGCTTGTACTTTTCTATCTGTTTATCAGCAAGTGAACAAGAATCCCACTCTCCGTATTCGTTCAGACAGTTGCCAGAAATATAGAAAGTGCCGTGAACAAGAGTATTTCCAACTATCCTGTTAGGCTTTGAGCCGTTCAGCAGAAACTCATCATTACACCAGCAAAGTGCGTCATTTGTCTGCTCAAAATATATAGGTTCAATGCTTCCTCCCACTACTTCCTGCATTGCCTGGATATCGTCCTCGATATCTTTCACATACGGTTCTTTCAGAGGTTCAAACACAAGTATCCTCATTCTTTTGCCTCACTTTCACAATACTCTTTCAGCGGACACTCGCCGCAGTCATCAAACATTGCACAGGTACGCTGTATCTCCTCTTCGGATATCCCACAGTCAAAATGCTGCTTTTTCTGTTCGTCTTGCCATACGATAAGTGAAACACCGCTGCTGTCACGTTCGACCTCTACCGTTACAGCATTTCCGTGCCTGTCATAAAGCCCAGAAAATTCTGTTTTGCCTTTTGCCGTTAAAACCTGTGCCAATATTATCTTCTTCATAAAAACCTCCTAATCAAAAAGCGAAAGCTGTTTGATAGCTTTCGCACGTTCGCTTGTGTCATAATTTGATATGAGCAGCTCTGCATACTGACAGCCGCCGTCATACCGCTGTGCCAAATTGTTCAGCCTACTTATCTCTTCAATGTGAATGTTTGGTTTATGCCATATCTCACGGATCTCAGTGCAATCGTTATACGAAACCAAAAATCTGCCTTTGATGTCAAGCAGAGCGTCACGCAGTCTGATATGGTCTTTTGCAGTAAAACCTACGTCCTTGTAGTAATTTTCAGTCGCAAAATACGGCGGATCACAGTAAAAAAAGCTGACGGGTCTGTCATACTGCCTGATAAGCCTTTCAAAATCCTTGTTCTCAACAACTACTTTCTGTAATCTTCTTGCGGCAAGGTCGATCATAGGGAAGTCCGACCACATCGAATGCGGCTGACTTCCAAAGCTGTCAAGACCGCTTGCATAGCTGTAACGTATAAGCTGATAAAACTTTGCCGCTCTGTCAACATCATAAAGTCGAGGCAGAATGCCACGCTTATGAAGTAGAGCTAAATACTCAAAATCCTCTCTTGAATCAAGCACATATCTCAGCTTGTATTTCAGCTTTGCAGGTTTATCACGAACGCAGCGGTAAAGATTCGCAAGGTTTGAATTGAAGTCATTGTACACCTCGAAATCCATACCGGGCGGCTTGTGAAACAGCACCCAGCCTGCACCGCCAAACACCTCGATATATCTTTCATAGTAAGGCGGAAATCTTGCAAGAACCTCGTCACGAAGATTTTTCTTTCCCCCTACCCATGACATAAAACTGTTCATGTTTTTCCTTTCTGCCGTTAGAACCAACAGCAGAAAAGTCGCTTTGCAAGCACCAGATTTTTGATCTGCTGTTGGCAAAACGACATTAGTTTTTATTTAATTGTGTTTTCTTCAGCCCTTGATCATTGGATCGACGTAGCTGAATATAATGCGTTTCTGTTCAAGGTAACCGTCAACTTTGTTGACCTCAGTACATAATTCTTTGTACTGCTTTTCCGAAAGCACAGGCTTTGTTGCTCTCAGCATTGCAGGAATATTACCAATACAGAACTTGAAGTCTACTTTGGCTTTAACTCTGTTTGTGTGCATCTTTGACCTCCTTATCAAGACGTGCGATCTCTTTTTCAGCAGACTTAAAAGCCGCGGCAAGAGAACCTATCGTTGTTCCGATGATAACACCTATCATCATTCCAATGAACAAATACGTCATTTACATCATCTCCATTTCAAAATCTTCGGTTTCTGTCTGTTCATCATCAATTGACGTGATCTCCACATATTCGTCGATAATGCTCAGTGCTTCAACATAGCTTTCGGAAGACGTGATACGCTCGCACATTTCCTTGGCTTTATCCGGCATACCGTTTCTTTTCAGCGTTTTTGAGGCTATGCCAATAAGATTAAATACATTTCCGTCCTGACCTATCAGCGGACATTTTGGCTTTTTGGACATCACGACATCTCCTTTCCGTAATATTTTCTCAGCAGACTTATGATAAAAAGCTGACCCTTTCCCGTAACAAATGTCTGCCGATAAGTCTTTTTCAGACCATTGACCTCGAATACCGACTCCTTGACCGCAAAATATCCTCTGTCGATATATCTCTGATATGGCAGATTGTTTGACATCAGTACACCCGTTCTTTTGAGCCAGCGAAACAGCCTTGTTCTGCCGATATTGAAATTTTTATCAGCAGCAAGCTTTGCCATTGCGTTCATGTCGATTAGGTCATCTGTTCCTGCCACCTGATTTGCAAACTCCACCAGCGGTTTATCATGACGGATACGTTCATTCAGCTTTTCGATAGCCGTCATCTGAAGTCTGAACAGGTCACGGTACGGCTCGTCGAGAAACGGGAGGTAGTTTTCTATGAACATTTCCTCGTTGCTGACGTAACCCCCTGTGCGTCTGATAGTTGGGATCACCTCGGAAGTCAGCCATTTACGAAAAGATTGTGCTTGCGGCTTATCACTTCTGATAATAACCGCATAGAGTCCGCTTTCGTTAATTACGGTCATTTCACGCCGCTGACCACCTGATGTCAGTTTAACTGACATCAGCTCATCCCTGTCCAGACGACCTGCAACCATCCTTGAATTTCTGATTTCAAGAGCTCTGCATACATCTGCAATCACAAACCATGGTTCCCCGTCTTTAGTTATAGTCCTGATCCGACCAAACTTCTCGTTTTCAAAAATTTTGATTATCTGTTCCATTCGCATTCTCCTTATCAATGTCTAAAATATACTTTGCCAGAGCCTCAATAACATTGGTTGTCACCGCATTTCCTGCCTGTTTGTAAAGCTGTGCATCGGACATTCCTGTGGCTTTCACCCTTTCAAACTGCTCATCTGTAAAGCCCTGCAGCCGCCAACATTCCAACGGCATAAGCTTTCTGATATACCCGCAGTACACAACTCCGTGTCTGTCAGTAACGGTCAAAGTAAACATAGGCTCGTTTGGAAGTTTAAATCTTCGTCCCTGCTGTCTTGTTTCTGCTTTTGCAGGGTCAAGCACGGCTATCGGGTCTGTTATGAGGAACACTCCGGATTTTTCGCCTTTGTGATGACCGATACCGCTGTCCTGCCTTGCAGTAATACATCTTGCAAGCTCCGTGACCTTCGGCTCAGGATTCATATCTATCCCCAATGCGTAATATCCCTGATTACAGCTTGTTGTAAGGGTATGGGCTATCTCCTTGCCCACTCGTCCTCGCCTTGAATTCATATTTGGATATGCAAGGTCGATACTGTCGCCGGGCAGAGCTATCTGATAGCCCGACTTAGTTTTTGATTTTATCGGCAGGCCGATTATCTCATAAAGACCTGTTTTTCCGCCGAAACCGCCTGCCTGACTTGTAAGGGTTATGCTCAGTCCGTCTGCTGAATATACTCTGTTGCCCTCTCTGCCTGAAATTCTTTTGACAAGAGTTTTTGGATTTGCGTTTGTGAAAGACAATACTTTTCCGGCACACTTTTCTCTATGAAATCCGACAATATACACTCTTTTTCTGGATTGTGGGACTTCAAAATCTGCGCTGTTAAGCACTTCCCATGCGACATCGTACCCCAGTTCATCCAGCGTAGAGAGGATCGTCGCAAATGTCCTGCCTTGGTCATGTGATAGCAAACCGGGAACATTTTCAAGGAGCAGATACTTAGGTTTTTTAATGGCGGCAATCCTGGCGATCTCAAAGAAGAGAGTTCCTCGGGTATCGCTGAATCCTTTTCGTTTTCCAGCGATCGAAAAGCTTTGGCAAGGGAATCCTCCGCATATAAGGTCGAGATTAGGCAGCTCGTTTGGGTCGATCTTTCTTGCGTCATCGTAATACACCTCGTTTCTTGTATCGTACAACGTTTCGTATGCTTTCTTTGCATATTTGTCTATTTCACAATAACCGACGCACTTGAATCCGCCTGCTTTTTCAAGCCCTGAGCGAAATCCGCCGATACCTGCAAAGATATCGAAATATTTTATCATTTACCACGTTCCTTTCCGCAATAAAAAACGGCCAAGCTTCCTTAACTTGACTGTTACATTGACATATTCATTTCTTCTCCCTCTGTTTGTTCCGATTCTTCTCTGATAACGTGAAAATCGTCCACGCCTGGGAGCACTCCAAGCGTTCTTCCGTTGTCAAAGATACAATGCAAAGTGCCGATGTCATCAACGTGATCGACCCTGCCAAGAGTCCCCGACTCAACAGGGAACGGGTCATCATTCATTCTGTCAAGGCAGATGCGAGTTCCTTCGGGATATCGTTCTTTCAGCCATTCTACTTTCTTTTCGTAATACATCATAAATCACCTCACAATGTCATTTCAGGTTCTTCGGTCAGCTCTTTGGATTGAGTGCGATCCATTTCCTCCGTCGTTTGCAATGACCAGCTGTCATCAAAACTCCAAAAGCTGACATAGATCTCGCCGTCAGGAGTTTTTATCGGTCTTTGTTCCAGACTCTCTCCTGCACCGTCGCTGAGCTGACCGATAAAATATTCACGGAGATCTTCAAGTTCATCTTTCGTAAGCTGACCGTAAACGCTTGCTGTAACAACTCCCACAAGTTCTTCGTCATTTTCTTCGACAGACATAAATGCCGAAAACACCTTTTGGTCAACAGAATTTCCTCTATTGTACCAATGCATCAGACCTCGCTCTTTTTCCTCAGGCAGATTAAAATCGCTGATAAAATAATTTATCTCCGATTCGTAAGCAGAAGCCTCATTGGGTGAGATTTCATTGTATTCATCATCGTCCCATCTGCTGATCTCAAGAGGGCAGTAAAATTTCATTTCCTGCAAATGCATTTGCATATGATTTTCGTAAAGCAGTTTTGCATTTGGAATATACTGAGCATATCGTGCATAAGGTGCGCCCTCTGATTCGATCAGCAGTCCGTCGCCCTGATCGTCATCGTATATGAGCAGGCAATGATACTGATTATTTACGTCGCAGAACATAAGGTCTGTGTTTTCAGCGATCAGATCATTGTCCTGCATCGGATGCCTTTTCAGGCGTTCAAATTTGTCATGGGTGACTGCTTCTGCCTTTTCCACCACGCAAACTCTTGTACCGAACTCTGGCTCTTTGCGGAGCAGATTTGCATTGATCACAAGTTTTTCATTCATTGTCATTCCTCCGTTCGTATAGTTTTTTGTTTTTTAATAGTATAGCTGCCACATTGGTATCACAACCTTTCCTTAGAAATGAAAAAAGGCTGTTTTATCATCGTCACTTAAATTCGTGACAATAGACAAAACAGCCTTTAAAACTTTGTGATTATTTTTTCATAACAAATCGGCAGGCTCAGAGCGAAATCTGCTCAAAGTCTGCCGTTATGTTCGATATTTTTTGTTGTGTAGGGTTCGACTCCCTTTTTTCGTGAAAACCGGTGAAAAGCATCCACGGTTTTACACTAAAATTTTCCGCTTTCTAAACATCAAAAAAGCCCGTAAATACGGGCTTTTTCAGGTGAATATCCATTTGGTATCACCAATATGGAGCTGGAAACGTGACTTGAACACGCGACCTGCTCATTACGAATGAGCTGCTCTACCAACTGAGCTATTCCAGCATATATTAAATTTTTCTGTTAGCTTATTTGATCCGCCGCCGTGTCGCTTTATCAACAACCCACGACCTGCTCATTACGAATGAGCTGCTCTACCAACTGAGCCATATCAGCATATAAGACTTAAATATTATACACCAAAACCACACATTTGTCAACATCAATTCAAGATTTTTCTCAAAGCTTCAAGATTTTTTCTCAAAGCTTTGCAAAATCCCTATCAAATAGTCATATCATATGTAGCTTGTGAGTATAATGAATGAAATAAATACGTTTTCTTTCCACATCGTTATTTTGCACAATAAAAAAAACGCTAAAATATGCTTAAACGTTTCAAAATATCTTCGCAAACGCCGAATATTCCAACTTTTCCGATCAAATGACTATCATATTTTAATATCAAGACAATATTTTAACAATATCATATGTTACAACACACTTTTCAACAATTATTATCCGAAAACGTTTAATGAATAAAGTTCTTTAATGGTTTTTGTAATTTCACATAACATAATTGTATACAAAAGAAATGTTTATATACATTTTTCACATACCACACAGCCTGGTTTCATATACCCCTCAGAAAACGCAGTGCATTTTCGCAGCTTTTTGATTAGCCTGCCAGCTCCTTTGTAACAAATCGATTACAATTGTTCAAATGGCATTGTTAAAATGCACAAAAGTAAAGTTGAAAAAATGGCCAAACCTCCATAATTTATTACAGAGGGCATAAAAATGTGAAAAAAGACTTGAAATTATGCCGAGAATATTGTATATTTTTATTAACGGAAACGTTTGAAATAAGTTTTCATGGAAAACATCAAGCGTAAACGTTTAAAATCTACGGAAAGGCGGAAAATATCATTGGTTTCCTTAAAAGACATTTCCGTTCGCTGCGGAGTATCCGTCGCAACCGTAAGCAAAGCCCTCAACGGCCATAAGGACGTAAGCGAGGCAACAAGAGAAAGACTTATGAAAGCCGCCAAAGAAATGGGCTACTTCCCAAATTCTCAGGCAAGAGCTTTAAAGACCAACAGGACCTATAATCTCGGGGTCATGTATCTCGACGAAGCAGGAAGCGGTCTTACCCATGAGTTTTTCGCAAAGGTGCTTGACAGCTTTAAGACTACGGCTGAAGCAGCAGGATATGATATAACCTTTATAAATAGAGATGTGGGCAAGCAGAAAATGTCTACATACGAACATTGCAAATACCGCAATGTTGACGGTGTTATCATTGCCTGTACGGATTTTACGTCGCAGGACGTGTACGAGGTGATAAACGGAGATATACCAGTGGTCACGATCGACCACATCTTCGATTGCAGAACAGCGATCATGTCCAATAATGAAAAAGGTATGGAAGAGCTTATCAACTATGTGACGAAGATGGGGCATAGGAAGATCGCTTTTATCCAGGGCAACAGATCGGCAGTAGCCGAAAGACGTCTGGCAGGCTTCTATAAAGCTTGTATGACAAGAGGAATTTCAGTTGATCCCGATTGGATACTTAACGGTGATTATCACAACCCTGATCTGACTTATAAGCTGACAAAAGAACTTCTTAGCAGAGAGAACAAACCGACCTGCGTTTTCATGCCCGATGATTATTCAGCAATGGGAGCTTTCAATGCAGTCAAGGAAATGGGTCTTTCAGTACCGGAGGATATCTCGATAGTGGGCTACGACGGAATAGCTTATTCACAGCTTCTCTCTCCAAAGCTTACGACTTATCTTCAGGACACAGACCTTATCGGTGTAACAGCCGCAAAACAGCTGGTATCACTGATAGAAAACCCACAGACCACCTTTAAAGAGGTGATAACAGTCGACGGAAAGCTGCTGGAAGGCGGCTCGGTAAGCGACATCAATTAATTCAAGGCATTAATTTTCCGCAGAAATGCTGCGGAGCAAATCAAATAAACTAATGCGATTTTAAGGAGGAAAATTATTATGGCAAATCTTAAGAAAGTACTTGCAGGTTCATTGAGCCTCTGTCTGGCAGCTTCAATGTTCACAGCTTGCGGCAGCTCAGATTCATCTTCAACACCTGATGCTAAGGGCGGCACAACATCAAAGGCTGGCGACGGCACAGGCATCAACAACAGCTCTGACAGAGTAAACACAGCTGAGCTTCACGGTGTGGATTCATCAGAGGATTCAAAGAAGACTCTTACAATTTACTGCTGGAACACAGAGTTCAAGTCAAGACTTGATAAGTACTATCCACAGGGCACATCAAACGAGCTTACATACAACGAGCTTACTGATGGTTCTAAGGAGATCGCAACGATCAACGGCGTTAAGCTGAACTGGGTACAGGTTGAAAACGAAGGTAACGCTTACCAGACAAAGCTGGACGAGGCTCTTAAGGGTCAGCAGGACAGCACAGAGAAGGTAGATATGTTCCTTATGGAAGCTGACTACGCTCTGAAGTATGCTAACGGCGACGTTGCACTTTCTATTCAGGACCTCGGCATCACAGACGACGATATGTCACAGATGTATCAGTACACAAAGGACGTTGCAACAGATACAAAGACAGGCGAGCTGAAGGGTGTATCATGGCAGGCAACTCCAGGTCTGTTCCTCTACAACACAAAGATCGCTGAGGACGTTCTCGGCACAAGCGATCCAGAGAAGGTTCAGGAAGCTGTTAAGGATTGGGATACATTCACAGCAACAGCTCAGAAGATGGCTGACAAGGGCTACAAGATGGTATCTGGTTTCGATGATACATACAGATGCTTCTCAAACAATATGTCTAGCCCATGGGTAACAGACAACAAGATCACAGTTGACCCACAGATCAAGGCTTGGGCTGACCAGACTAAGGAATACACAGACAAGGGCTACAACAACAAGACTTCCCTTTGGGACGATGCTTGGGCTGCTGGCCAGAAGATCGACGGTGGCGTATTCGGCTACTTCTTCTCAACATGGGGCATTCCTTTCACACTTCTTCCAAACACAGTTGACGAAGAGATCAAGGCTGATGGTTCAAACGCTAAGGAAGGCAACGGCGGTTATGGTCTCTGGAAGGCTTGCTCAGGCCCACAGGCTTACTACTGGGGCGGTACATGGATCTGCGGCGCTATCGACTCCGATAACCAGGACATCGTTGCTGATATCATGAAGGTTATGACTTGCAACAAGGACGTAGCTAAGGCTATCACTGAGGGCGAGCAGGACTACACAAACAACAAGGCTGCTATCAAGGAGCTTATCGACGGCGGTTATACAAACGCATTCCTCGGCGGACAGGATCACCTTGCACTTCTTACAGAGGCTGCTGACAAGATCTCCCTCGAGAACAAGCTTTCTGCTTATGACCAGGGCTGCAACGAGAAATTCCAGGGTGCTATGAAGGACTACTTCCTCGGCACAGTTGATTCATATGAGGCTGCTCTTGAGAACTTCAAGAAGAACATCACAGACCTCTATGGTAACCTTACTTGCGATTTCTAATCGTATAAAAAAACAGTATCTAATTAAATATAGGGGGTGGAGGTTATCCCCCCCTATTATTTATTAATCTCACGAAAGGAATAGGTATACTTATATGAAGAGAAAAAGCATAAGCTATGCCAAGTGGGGATATGTTTTCCTTATCCCATTCTTTGTAGTTTACATCATCTTCTCACTATATCCTCTGTTCCAGACTTTCTATTACAGCTTTACAGACTATGTTAAGGATCAGGGCTCTATCGGCGGTGGTTGGACAAGACAGGCTGTCGAAGTAACACCGACATTCTGCGGTTTCGATAACTATTCAACTATATTCACATCAGGAAGTGATCTGCTTCAGTCATTCTGGAATACGATCATCATGTGGATAGTAGGATTTATCCCACAGATCGTTATCTCTCTTATCCTTGCAGTATGGTTCACTGACCTTCGTCTTAAGATAAAGGCTCAGGGATTCTTCAAGGCTGTTATCTATCTTCCAAACGTAATCATGGCATCTGCTTTTGCATTTCTGTTCTACAGCTTGTTCAGCAGAGGCGGTGCTATCTATGATCTTATCAAGGTACCACTCCTTGAAAGCGTTTGGGGATCAAGAGGTATAGTTGGACTCATCAACTTCATACTTTGGTATGGTAATACAACAATTCTTCTTATGGCTGCTATCATGGGTGTTGATACATCACTCTATGAGTCAGCACAGATCGACGGTGCAACTTCCAGCCAGACATTCTGGAAGATCACAATTCCGCTCATCAAGCCTATCATGTCATATGTTCTTGTAACATCACTCATCGGTGGACTTCAGATGTACGACGTACCTGCCCTCCTGACAAAGGATATGGGTAGCCCTAACGGAAAGCTTAAGACCGTCGTAATGATAATCCAGGCAAATAAGCAGGGCGACATCGGTAAGGCGTCTGCACTCTGCGTAATAATCTTTATCGTTTCCGCTATTATCGGACTTGCACTTATGTTTGCGTCTGCTGACCATGACGGAAAGAAGAAAAAGAAGAAAAGGGGGTAAGCTGAAATGCCAAGAAGTACTGAAATAGTTGGTGAAAAGACAAATAGTACTGGTCTTATCATACATAGGATAATAGCTTATGTTGTCCTTGTTCTTTTGGTCGTTGTTTCACTTTTCCCATTCTATCTTTTGATAATCAACGCAACACGAGGCAGATCACAGGCAGGTATCAGGTGGTATCCTGACCACTTCCTCGCAACAAACTTCAAGAACCTTTTCAGCGGTTCAACAGCCGTAGCATACGGAAGCGTATGGCGTTCACTGGCTAACTCACTGTTCATATCAGCTTGTGCTTCATTGCTCAGCGTATACTTCTCAGCACTGACAGCATATGCAACACACGTTTACCAGTTCAAGCTGAGAAAGTTCGCAGATATGTTCATTCTCATCGTAATGATGGTTCCAACACAGGCTTCAGCTATCGGTTTCTACCAGTTCATGAACAAACTTGGCTGGACAGATACTTATATTCCGCTGATAATTCCTGCTGTCGCAGCACCAGCTACATACTACTTCATGAAGCAGTATATGGCGTCTGCACTTCCGCTTGAGATCGTAGAAGCCGCCCGTATCGACGGTTGCGGAGAGTTCAAGACCTTCAACAAGATCGTTACTCCTATCCTCAAGCCTGCATTCGCAGTTCAGATCATCTTTACATTCGTAACAAACTGGAACAACTACTTTATGCCAAGACTTATTCTTACATCAAAGAGTAAGTACACAATCCCTCTGGTACTCAACGCAATGCGTTATGCAGGACCACAGGAGAAGGACGTGGGAATGTTCAGCTTGTACATCGTACTTGCTATCCTCCCTGTAGTAATTGTTTACCTTTGTCTTTCAAAGTTCATCATTCGTGGTGTTGCTCTGGGAAGCGTAAAGGGTTAATACGAAGCTTCAAACAGCGTACAGTTTTTCTGTACGCTGTTTTTTTGCTCTATTCATTCCTTACTTCTCTTTCCTATTCACATAAAAGCTTCGTTTGCATACCTTTGCTATTGACCGTTATCTCCATTCTGCTCACTCTTTTTCCATTTACGCCATATCCATTACAAATTATTTTATCAGTGATATCCTCACCGCAATACCCCTCATAAGTGATATGCTCCACCAAATACTCCCTCTCTGCAAACTCTATCCTATCTTTAAGCCCGACAACTACATTATTGAGCCACTGCTTATCAAGACCATAATACTTCTCCCTCGTGATACCATGTGGTATAGTTTTACCGCTTGAATAGCTATATCCATACTCCCCGTCCACGTTTTTCATATATATCTTCGACAGCATCGATCTCGTATCAAGCTGTTTGCCGTATTCAATAATACGCTGAGTACCGATATTCACCGAAAGGATACTCAGCGACACATTGACCTGCCTGTCCCCTCTGATATATGCACGCCTGCCGTAAGCCTTGACCGCATATACGCCGATAGCCTCCCATAGTGTAGACTTCTCTTTGATGTTCACATAGTTCACAGTGTCAGTTCCACTCTCGTAGGTTATCTCACTTGAGGGACTGTAGCTCTTCATAATATCCGTCAAACTCACCTTAGACCATACCCCGGGTTCAGGCTCGTTCTGCCCCAGCATAAGTGTTATCCCACGGCTTATAAGTTCAAGAACTGTTTTTCCACCTCTCACCCTTGTTCTGATGTAATCCGCAGGACCGTAGTGCATACGCCTGCTGCCTATATAAAGTGCCACACGCCTGATATTGTTAAGATTTATGCTGTTATTCAGAAAAACAGACGCTCTAAGTTCACTGTATGGCGTATAGCGGTCTTTCACAAGCCTTGCTGAAACAATGTTTCTATAGTCCAAATTGCCGCTGCCAATAATTTCAAACCTGATGTATATTTTCGCCATTATTCCGCCCCCCTAAGCTTTATCATAAGGCTTCCGATCATCCTGTCAGGCTGAAAATCCATTTCTATCTCTGAGAGTATGTATCCGCTGTATAAGACCCCGTCTGCCGTGAAATTGATCGCCTTTCCTCCGTTCTCGCTTAGAGCAGCCCAAGCGTAAGCCTTGTCCGACGGAGCGATCCTGCCGCTGAACTGAAATATCTCCGCCGCCTTACCTGAGATATTTCGCAAAATACCATTCACAGCCTTTGTTTCCTCCTGAATGTAACCTCCGCTTCGTTTAACTCCGTCCATGTAAAATGAACGTGTGCCGATGTCAAGCTTTATCTTTCCCTTTTTACTCACTTATATCCTCCTCACTGCAAATGCCGATACTAAGCTCTGCCTGCCTTTCGAGCCTGTGAAGTGGCAATGTCTGAACTGCGCTTCCAAGCTTTACTCTCTTTACATTCAGAACCTCGCTTTTTGCAAGCTCCGCCATAACGCTTTCACACTTTTCCTGAAGCTCCTCCGTGTCATCGTATTTTCCTGCCTTGCCCATGAGCCGCAGGTCGATATGACATATATACTCAGTGTAAAGCTTTTTGCCGCCCTGCCCAATGACTTCATCGACCACATCATAGCCTTTAAGTCCATAGAAGCCAATTGCTTCCCCGCTGTGCAATAGACTGTCAGCCGATGTGTATTCACCCATTGCAGTAAAGCCTGCTCCGTCAAGTATCTTTTTTATCTCTGCCGCCATTTCTGTCCAGACTGTCATGGCTCGTCCTCCTTCCTAATATGCGATAACGGCATTGAATACAAAGCCGTCCTTTGAGAAAAATCTTTCCGCCCTTGAAACTGCACTGTCACGAAGCTCTCTTGCCGCCTTTATCCTGTTCTCCTCGTCAAAAGCCTCCACCGCCTTGCCCTGTGTCGTAAACATGATCTTGTATTCAGCGGCTTTCAGACAAATAAATCTGTAAAAGACCTCCGCTGCCGCCGCAAATTCGCATATAGCCGTCCCACCCTCAGCGACCATTCGCTCCTGGTCAACAGCCTTTTCCATTTCGTCAGCACACACCGTTATAAGCCCTGCATACACCTCAGCCGACGTGCTGTCAAGTCCGCTTAGCTCCATGAAATTGCTTTTTACATTGTCTTTGCTTATTGCCATTTTCCTGCTCCTTTCAAAAAATATACCCGCCCACCGTCCCTTTTTCATTATCCTCTCAGCTTACTTTGTAGTTTTCAGCGTCTTTACAGCACCGCTCGTAAGTACAGAGAAACCTGCAAGCACTGAGCAAACGATCTCGTTGCACTGATTAGTAAGAAGCTTATCGTAGTCCACGATAACATCTCCTCCAAGCACCATTTCAACAGCACTGCTCTGGTCGATGCCCACCGCAATACCGCCTGTGAGCTGAGGGCATTTTACAAGCGTTACACCATATGGCGTCTGAACTGTGCCGCCTGCCATATAGTCGCCAATGCAGTATTTCATCTCGTCCATAGCAAGGATCTTAGCCATAACATCAGGAGTACAGATCATGGTCGTCATGTTGAACTCGCCCATGGAAGCCCAAAAAGCCGCCAGATCAGCGTAAGTAAGCTCGCTGCCAATAAGAGTCTGAGCTGTAATACCTCTTGTTATCTCAGTCATAGCAAAGCTGTTCACATCTCTGCTTATGGTCGCTCCAAGGTTTTTCAGCACCACGCCGAAAGCCTCAAGCTTCTGCTTTCTTACAGACTCAAAAGAACAGTTAAGACGTCTTGCAAACTTTGTGAGAGTCTTACTGGCGGTGCTAAGTCTGACAGTTGTCATAGGCACATTTCCACCCTCTGCCACAACGTCAGTTGAACCTGACTTTGTAACGTTCAGACCTCTGAAATCCACTCCGTCAGTGTATGAAACAGCCGCCGCTACCTTGCCCATGATAGAAGCCTCGTCCATGCCCTGCTTGACAGTACGTCTTATGTACTCAGGGAAAAGCACTGCCGACTCAGTGGAAATGAAGAATTTCTCCACCCTGTCAGAATTTGCACCCTTTACCTTGATGTCAAAACGCTTGAGCTGTCTTTCAAAAGCGTCAAGACCTTTAAGCTCGGTGTTCTCATAGTTTGCGTCAGGATCAAGCTCAGCCAGCGCCTGTGTGAATGTCTTGCCTGTGATAGAATAAAGTCCCTTTTCAAGTTTGATATTGTTGTACATATTATTTTCTCCTTTTCGATAATTAAAGTTGTCCGATTTTTTGTACTGATTTTCGTATCATCGAAAACCATTCGTGTTTTCGGGTGAACACTGTTCGCCCCTACAGTGATGATATCACATTCTGGCATTTAAGCCCCTATCTCCACATTGTCATCGCCCCCTTTCACATCTGTCCCTTACATCTTGTAATCCCCCGTGATAAAGCTCTCCCTTTCGGCTTTGTAGACCTCCTCATTCTCAGCCGCCTGCTTTTCAAGCCTGCCACGGAAGTCGATAAGCTCCGTAACTGTCATAAGCTCCGCAAGTTCTTTCACACGCTTTGCACTCATAAAAGGCTTGCAGAAATAGCTGAGCCTTAAAACGTCCTTTTCAAAAGCTTCCCTCGCAAGGGCAAGCTCATAGCTCTTGTCGGTGCTTTCCTGCTTCTCCCTTAAAGCAAAACGCTTCGTTACCCCTGCATTCACCTGTGCAGGCACTGCCACGAACGACCACTCGTAAGCGTCAAGCGGCTCGTCAAGAATGTGATAACACAGCTTACCGCCGTATTCACCGCCCTTTTCATGGTCACAGCCGCCCTTGTACATATCCGCTCCGCATACAGAGCAAAGCTTCTTTCCCATGGTGCAGCTAACGGATACCTCTTTCTTTATTCCGCCCTGAATCTCGCTTATAAGATCACCGTTAGAAGCAGTTCGCACCATGTAAGCCTTTGCCATAAGCCTGCGGTAGACCTCTCCGTCTGTCGTAGTTTTCTCAGGCAGAGTTTCCACCCAAGTGTCAAATATTCTGGCAGTCTGCTTTGAGCTTTTAGGGTCATGGTCGAAAATACCCGTTCTGCCCTTAAAAAGCTCCGCAAGCTTCTCCAACGCGCCTGATGAAAACTTTTCACCATCTCTGTCAATGTCATTGTCACAAAGCGCCACCCTGAAAACAAAGACCTTGTCCTCCGTGAGCGGCTCTCTCGCATAGCCGTTTATCTTTTCAAGCTCCTCGCCTGATACTGTTTCGCTCATTGCATTTCCTCCTTTTTTCTCTCGTTCTCTACCCTTTCGTTTTCAAGCTCCGCCGCCTTAGCCTGCGCATTGTAAAGTCTTGACTTCGCCAACGCTTCCTCGTCCTGAAGATTTATGTTGTCCCACTCTATCTCCACCCCACAAGCATATCCGTTAAGCCTTAAAAACGCCTCGCATATCTCTCTGAGTATAGGTTCAAGCAGTCTGCGGTAATATTCAAGCTCACTTGTGAGGATATCCGATTGCTGTGCAGACATTCGCTCAGTGGTTGACCAGTTCAGCCCAAGCAAAAACGGTGGTATTGAAAGCTTCGCTACAAGCTGTTCCATAAGCTGTCTGACAGGTATCTCCGTGTCTATCATCTGATTGTCAGCGCCAATGACCTTTATGTCCACATCACCCACAGCCACAAAATCCTGCACCGAGCCATTTCGTGAGGCTCTCATGCCTCTGCTCCATTCCTGAGCTATCTGCTCTGCACGCTCCTTGGCTCTCGCCCTGTCGCTCTCCCCCTCAGGGTGATAAGTCACCGCATATCGCACATTTCCTACCCTGTCGAAATTCTGCCCCATGCACTCGTAAATTCGCATAAGTATCTCGCTCAGCGCCGGCAATCCACGGAGTATGGACACTCCGTCAGGGTGCTTAGGACTAGGATTGAGCGCCGTGTAAAGCAGTTTTTCAGGACTTCTTACCGGTATCTCCTCACCGCTTCCCATGTAAAAAATACGTTTTTCAAAAGCGTTCCTGCCCTCACGCACTCTGTACAAAGTGGGGTCGCCAACATATATCCCCTTTACCTTGCCTGTCCTGTAATCTGCATATATCCTGCCTATCGCCTTGCCATATGTAAGCAGTGAATCCAGATACATATCCGCAAAAGTGTAAATGGACTTTCCCGACACCCCCACGGAAACCTCTCTGCAAAACCTGTCAAGCTCCACCTGCGCCCTATCGTCACAAGCCGTGACCTTAAAGCCCCCTGTGAGCCTTATTATCTTACCGAAGCAAGCGTCAATAACAGGAACGTTCGCCCTGAGTGCGTCATAAAGCTCCTGCTGAAAAATCCCCTCAGGCGCAAGCCTGTAATGAAACCCCGACTCTCTGTCAGAGCCTGCCGTGTTCGGCACAAATTCACGGACCTTCTTTCTGAAAATACTCATTTTCTCTCCTTGCTTTCTGTACGTTTTTTTGCACTAATGCTCAACTGTCAGTACAAAAAAGTCGTCCTTTTCACGTCCCAGACATTCTGCCGCAAAATACCTCATATCGTCCATGGCGTGATCGTTCTCTTTCACAGGTGCGTCCTTTCCTGCCTTTTCGTCCCAGCGGTAAAGATTTATCTCACGAAGCGTATCACGACACCTGCGGTTTATCCTTATCCTGCCGTCCTTTATGCAGTCCGACACAAGCCTGATACCCGAAACAACGTCGTTCTTTGCAGGCTGGACAGTGAATTTTCCATGCCTGCGTATGCACTGTATGAACGAAGCCGCCGAGGGGTCGCAAATGACCTTTTCGATGCAAAGCCCGTCGGCAAGCTCTTCAAGCCCCTTGTAATGCTCCTCGTCAGTTTTCTGCATACCTTCACGTCGAGAATCATAGTAATACTCCCTGAGCCTGTACCATACTCCACCACTCTCGCCCCAAAGCCCGAAGCTTGAAGGATTTACAGTGCCGTAATCACAGCTTATAACATACCGCTCGCACTGTATATCCCCTTCAAAGACGTTTTTCTCCTCGTCGAACATAGGGTAAACAAGCCCCTCTGCCGCCGTCCATTTGCCAAGTACAAAACGCTCGTAAAACGTCCCCGTATATATCCTGTGATAGCGTTCTATCACTGCCCTGTCAAGGGTCGGATTGTCCTCCAGAACAAAATGTCTGTAGATAAGCCGTTTTTCCTCCGCCTTGTCTATCCACTCTTTCTTGAACCAGTGGTAAGGATTGTCAGGATTGCAGTTAAACCACAGCTTGCTCCCCGCCACCGAACACCTTGCCACAGCCTGCTCTATAAAGCTTCTGGGCATAAGTGCCGCCTCGTCAAGAAGCACCCCCGCAAGGGTCACGCCCTGGATAAGAGAGGGCGAGCCTTCATCCCTGCCGCCAAAATAGTAAAACCTGTTTTTCCTACCGCAAAAGCTCACGTCCATATAGTTCTTTGACGCGACCTCCACAGCCGTCATGCCCATGGCTTTCATATACCCCCTGAGTGCAGGCAGGATATTCCTTTTCAGCGACACGATAGTTTTTGAGCATAGCCCAAAAATGCACTCGTCAAAATTAGTCATCGCCCATGTCATAAAAGACGCCGACAAACAAAAGGTCTTGCCCGATCTGACCGCACCGTCACAGATTATCCCGTCGTAATCACTAAGCTCCCGTGCCGTCCACCATCTGAAAACAAACCTCTGATTTTCCGACAGCCTTGTTATTTTCAC